CACAGGCCAAAACCAGAAGGCGAGTCGTCGGACTTGCGCCAGCACCACACGTCAACCGGCAGGCTCTTGTCTTCGACCCACGACTCCATGGCGCCGATGACTTTGTCGTTCACCATGATCAGCACACCGAAGTCGACATCAGTCAACGGATCGGCGTTGGTGCGCATGGTCAACAACTCCATCTCGTCAGGCTCGATCTCGCCGTGGTAGGTCCACATCTCGTAGCTGTCTTCCTTGATGACGTCGCGCATGACACGGCCCTCGGCCACACGGATGCGGTTTGGTGGCGCGCGCAGCACGTCGCGGATAGCGTCGGCATCGTAGCCAGGAATGCCCACGAGGCGGCGCAATTCCTTGCGGGTTACGTCGCGACGGATGAAGAAACCACGGCCACGCTGGTGGTCGTTGCCGCAGGCTGGATCAAAGAAGGTGTTCCATGGGTCGAGCGACTCGGACGATGGGACGATGGATTCGTTGATCTGAAGCATTTGCGTGCCACCCTGCTGGGGTATCCACACCTTGCTAGTTTGACGGGCTGGAAAGGGGCCGTGCATGATGCCTGTGCCCAATCGCACAGCGTTGTCGATCAACTCACGGCTTTCGCCATTGAACTTAGCCTCAGTCAAGCTGTCGTCGATGGACTTCTCCATAGCCTCAGCGGACTTCTTGGCAGCCTCAACCACCAACTGAGCCTCTTGATTTGCCGTCATACCGGTGGGTTTGCCGGTCTGTGGGTTCACCGTCTGGCGCTCGTCGCCCATCATGTTGGCTATGTCTGGGATTGGCGTAGGCTTGATGCCCCAGTTCTTGTCGTCGGTTGGGAACAAGATCTCACACATGCGAGCAATGGCTTGGTCCACCTTGGGGCGCACGATGTTGACCACCACGCGCGAGCGGTTGCCGTCCGTGACCTTGCGCGCGGGCGGTCCGTTACGTAACGTGTTCTCAAACTCGCCGGTCGTGGTGTTGTGCTCGCCCCAGTAGAGCTGAGCCGCACGGCGCCAACGCTTCTCGACGTTGCTTTGGGCGCGGTGCTGCACCCACTTGTCGCGCAGCTGCGAGAACATGCCGTGCAACTTCTCGACCTCTTGGTGCACGCGCTGGTCGTACTGCTCGCGCGTCATGATCTCGTTGCCGTCGATCACGGCCATGTGTTGTTTGTTTTCGTCTGGGTTGTGCATGGTTAGTACCCTGTAACCTCGTCAAGAGCAGCCCACGCATGGTTCTGCCCAGTTGGAACAACCCAGTCGTCTTTCTTCTCGACTGGGTAAGCGAACGTCAGGGCCAAGCTGTCTGCCCTGTCTGGTGATTTGATGCCGCGCTTCTTGGCGTCTTGCTTGCTCTCAAGCAAGAGCTCGCCACCCTTGTAGCCGTACTGCAAGGCGGTGAGGTCGGTGATCAGGTCATTATCGTTTGGAATTGAGGCGCCAGCCTTGAGCCACTCGCGCATCTCGCGCCACATGTGCGCACGCAGGTTGTAGCTCTTGCCGTCGCTCATGCGCAGCGAGCTGTTGACGTCAACCACGATGTCGCCAAAGTCGCGGCGCAGGATGTCGGCCACGCCGGAGCCGATGCCGATGGTGTCGACCGCGATCTGGGCGACATCACCCAGCTGCTCTCGGTAAACGTCCTTGGCACGGCCAGCCACGTCGACCACGTCAGCGCCACGGAAGTTGATCTGACGCAGAAGCACGCGCCCTTGGCGCAGGCTGATCGAGCTGCCGTCGTCACCAAAGCGGGCGACGTCGATGCCCATGATGATCGGGCCGTAGGGTATGACGTCCATAGGGCCTTTGCGCGAAGCGGCCATGACCAGCTCGCCAGGTATGAACGCGTTGGCCACCGAGGCTGTGTAGCTGCGGTCCACCTCTTGCGCCAGCACGACGGGGTCGAGCGTAGCCTTTTGCTTCTCGTACCACGCCTCGTCCTTGCGCGGGTCGTCACGCCAGTCGAAGACGAACTTCTTGGTCTTGCCGTCGTGCGCGCGGCGATAGAACGGGTTGCCCGCGCCGTTTGGCGTGGACACATACAGTCGACAGTTGGAGGTTTGGGACAGCGCGGCGTCGGCTGACTCTGGGTGCTCCAAGAATGCGGCCTCGTCCACGAAATAGATTGACGTGCGGTTACCGCGACCAATGTTGTCGCCAGCCTCGCCGGTGATGAACGACCCGTTCTCTGGGTTCTGGATCTTCATGAACGGCGCATGCTTGCTCGGGTCCCAGCTGTCAGGCTGGAACTCGGCGGGCAGCAGGTTGATGAACTCTCGCACCTTCCAGAACAGCGACGCGGGGTTACCGATCTGGTCGACGTAGCTCTCTTTGCGTGAGCCGAAGCCCACCACAGTGCCGGTCTTGAACAGCATCATCCAAGCAGCGAAGCCCACGGTGAGCCAGCTCAAGCCCATGTCGCGAGACTTCTCAACGAGACCGTCCTCGCGGCTCATCCAGCGTTGCAGCAGCCAGTCGATGAACTCGCGCTGCTTTGGGAACAGCACGAATGGGACCACGGTGCGCAATCCACGCTCGGCCAAGCGTGGGTCAAACGTCATACCCCAGTCGTTGATGAAGTCGGCAGGGTTGCCAGCGTAGTAATCCTTGATTCGGTGCACGATCTCAGGCTGCTCACGCATACGCTCAAGGCGCTCGACGCGCTGCTTGAAAACCTCTTCGTAGTTCGGATTGATCCAGTCGAAGTTTTCCATCACATCCCTTTGACCATGCGCTCGTAGGCTTGCTCAGCGGTCAGCGTGAGGTCAGCCTTGACCTCGATGGCGCCACCGTTCTTGCCGGTCAACTCGAGCTTGGACTTGTCGCCATAGTCCAAGGCGTTGAGCTTAGCAGCCACCTTGAGGTTGGTGTCGATGGCCACCTTGAGGCCAGACGAGTCGCCGATGGCTGCAGCCTTGCGGCCATAGTCGAGCGCGGCGTCCACCAAGTTGTGGGCGCGCAGCGTGCCTATCTTGGCGAATGTGTCACGGGTTGACTCGTGCTCCATCAGGATCTGACGCAGCTTCCACCCAGCAATTGAAAAGTCGAGCGTGTCAGCGATGGCTTGAAAAGATTCACCCCACACGTAGCGGTCAAAGACATCGTCGGCCACGGCAAGCACCTGCTCGCGCAAGACCTCAGCGGCGTCGCGCTCTGGCTTGCGATGCAGCGCCACCGTCTCTGGCACATACTTGCGCTTGAAGGGTTTCTTAGGTGTATCGCTCATTCTTTGCTGCTTTCTTGTCCACTGTGGCGCCTCCACAAGACGATGAATGACACCCCTAGCCATCCCTATCTCATGGGAGACGGACACTTGAAAGGGCGGCAGGGGGTCAATAAAAACGAAAAAGCCCGCACGCGGCGGGCTGATTTTGGAGACACTGCTCCGAGGCGCACTATATCACCGCTGGTCGAGCACGTCAACGGCGTCAAGTTGGATGCGCTTTAGACCCATGCGAGTCTCGAGCGCAAGGTGGCGCAGCGCAGCCTCGACCGCCTCTTGATTGCTGGTGAAGCCCCACTGCTTGCGAAGGTACATGAGGGCTGCCGTGGCCTCGGTGTGGGCATGGAAAGCCACGGTGATGCCGCGACTTGCCTGCTTTGCACGCCAACGCTTTTGGCGCTCAGCGTTCGTCAGTGGTGCTGGCTTGTCCAGCTTCAGCTTGTCGATGTTCACTTGTCTGCTCCTGTTGTGCTTGCTCGTCGCGTCGTATGTACCAAGGCTTCTTGACCCCGAACACTCGCTCGAGGTTAGCCCTGTACTCGTCGGTCGATGGCTTGGTCACCAACGAGTCGCCAGTGATGTTGTTCTTGCTCATTTTTTCTCCTGAATCATTGTGCACTCAGAGTGCGCCCATTGGCCGCTGCGAATCCAAGTGTCTCCATCAAGGCGTCGATACACCTGACCGTTGATGCAGGTGAACTCGTTGCACCCGCCAAGCAGCAAGGTTGCGATGATGATTGCGTACCTCATGACTTTTCCTTCAGCTCAGAGAATATCGTATTGCCGCAGCGCACGCAGCTCCACCAATGGGTGTTGGGCTTACGGTACTTGATACCGAACAGCGTGGGCTCGTAGCGATGCTTGCAGGTCATGCGTTCTTCTCCTTGAGTTTGGCTTCGGTTTCGCAAATGGCTTCAAAAACAGGCACTCCATGCCAAGCAACATCATCAGCCAGTGCGTACTTTTCTTCATACGTCAGCCCAACCCATTTGCGCTGTGG